TCACATTACCTCTTTTTCCGAGCCAGCGCCCGCCTGCCGCTCGGCTGTAGAAGGAGCTGTTAAGCCATCAATCCTGGCGTTCAACGCATTAATTTGCTCCTGCATAGTCTTCATTTGTTCGTGACATAATTGTAATGCCTGGCCGGTGTCCAACGCTGCGGCAAATTGTTGAATATTCATATAGAGGGCGACTGACAGAGCAGTACCGGCGGTTAGAACTTTATAAGCTTTTCCCATTGCCTCTTCAACGTTTATTTTTTGATCGGAAGAAAATAGTGTATCAGTGGAGGTTGAATATTTAAATAAATCTTCTAAAACACCAACGAATTCAGGCTCTCCAGTGTATTTATCTTTTTTAATTACTTCTTTTATAGCATCATTTGTATTTAAAAAAGCACTCCCGCCGCCATCTAATATCCAATTAACATTAACCTTAAAAATATTTTGGAGAAGCGCAAGTGTTTCTGATTTTGGTACAGATTTTCCTCCCCTGTAATTATCAATTGAAGAAATTGAAATATCTAATATTTTAGCCAATCTTACATTAGATAATTGATTTCCCTTTATTATATGATCAAAAATCCACCTCACCCGCTTTTGTATTCTATCCAGGCTTTCAACACTCAATCCCTGAAGAACAACATCAGGTAACTTACCTTTATCTTCTTCTGTAATATCTTGATAATCAACACCTAATATACCCTCAATCGGTTTTAAATATTTAACCAGAATAGGAACCACATCATTTTCCCAATCATAATAAGTTTTCCTGGATACTCCGATTTTTTTAGTAAAATCAGTGATTGAAATACCCAACTCTTTTCTTTTTTTATCTACTTTTTTAAATGATATTCCCATAATATTCAGTTTACACCTTTTATTAAAGGTGACAACCAAGGTGTAAACTTGATTGCCCCCTGTATAATATTAAATAATTATAACCATTTAACCTATTATATTTTTAAATATTAACAAATCATGGTGACAACTTAATAATTTACTTGACAACCTATTTATTTGGGTTTATAGAGTCATTAAAAATATAAATAACAAATAGTCAACATGGAGAATAAAAAAAATGAACAGAACTCACTCCACATTGAAACCAACCGGCATGACACCTAAAGAAATTATTGATGCCCTGGCTTCCAAGGGTCTTAACCAGGCTGCGGTCGCACGGGCCATTAATGTTACGCCAAGCGCTGTTTCCCGCGCTATACATTATAATAATGTCCAGACCAGGGTAATGGAAGCCATTGCAGAGGCAATCGGCAAGGACATTGCGCAGATCTGGCCTCAGCACTTCCTTAATAGAATCCCAAAGCGTGGCCGTCGAATGGTTATATGGGACCGGCAAGCGGCGTAAATCGGAAATATTTAGAAGCCGTTTTTTCATGATTTTATAATAACACAATAAAAAGGCTTTTCAATGGCTAAATTCAAACAAAGATTAGACACCAGACAGGCATCCCTTTTCGATATTTTAAAGGAACTTCATACCGAGAACACCACAAAAAATAATCATCAACCGGCTGGCAGCTTCGATATCGACCGGCAATTTCGCGCGGCCATCAGTGAATCATTAAAGCATTGCCCGCTATCGCGCTGGCAGGTATCCGCCCGAATGTCGGAGTTGACTGGCACGGAAATTACAAAGACCATGTTGGATAGCTGGACGGCAGAGTCTAAAGAGGCTCATCGCTTTCCGGCTATTTTTTTGCCTGCTTTCTGCGAGGCCGTTGGATGCAGCGAACCCTTGAAAATGATGGGCCGCCGGGTGGGCGTGTTTGTTTTACCGGGGCCGGAAGCACTGAGGGCCGAGATTCAGCGCATTGAGGAAGAGATTAACAAAAAACAGGCCGACAAACGCAAGCGCATGATGTTTTTGAAAGAAATGGAGGGGTAACCGATGAGTAAACAGCAAGTCAGTATTTTTATGGGGAAAATAGAAGAACAATTTTCCAATGTAAACAAAACTTTAGAAAAGATATTAATCACCTTACAACAAAAGCAATCACCTATATTACCTGAAAAAGCAGACGCACCTAATCCACTTGGGCATAAAAGATGTCGTAGTCATAAACTCATCGGTGGATTTCGCGATCCTGAAATCCGTAATTTGATTATTTTGATGCGGAAGCAAGGGGAACAATTCACAGATATTGCAGAATGTATTAGAGCAAAACATCCCAATAATCCTGAAAAGCACGTTTCGAGGTCGAGTATTCAAAGGTTTTGTGAAAGCGCCCGCAAGGGACGTCTGCGCGAATACGGCATTAATACAAACCTAGACCAAAATAAAGAGGGGTAATGATGAATAAAATTACGAATCGAACAGTAGATACCCTGGAACGTTTTTTTGACAGTCGCGGGCTCAAACGGGCCATCTGGGCGGTGCTTATTCTTTCAATAATTTATTTTAGCCCGGTAATTTTTATCATTATTAACAAATAGAGGAGCGGCAATGGGTAACGAAACGACGTTTACGGCAAAGGAAATAGCGGAAATTTTAGGACTCACAAAGCAAGCAATCATAGCACGAGCCAAAAAAGAAAACTGGGTATGTATTGTTGAAAACGGCAACGGCGGCAAAACCAGAAAATACCCTCTTTCTGCCCTTCCCGCCGACATCCAGGAAGCTATAATTACCGCACATAATAATAAGGATACAAATCCGGGAGCAAGTTTAGAGATTATGAACATGCTGCCCGCCCTAAAACCATCCGCCGCCGCCCTTATTATCAACAAATATAATGATGTTACCGACGTCATCAACACATCGATGACCCTGGCCCTGACCCCGGTTAGCCAGGGAGGGTTGGATCTGCTCAATACCGAGCGCACGCCCGAGACCGCGATCCGCGAGCAGGACATGACGGATCCGCGCATCGCCAAAATACTGGCAATACTGCGCGAAGTAGACGACATGCCGCGCAGCTGGACCGGCGGCAAGCGCAAATGGATTGAATCAGTCGCCATGCGGCACGAAATCGGCTGGCAAACAGTCTATAAATGGCTCAAAAAGTACGAGGAAAAGGGTATTCCGGGGCTTAGGCACACCAAATCATACGCCGATGCGCCCCGTAAATGGTCGCCCGACGCCATTGATTTTTGGGTCAGTTTATGCGGGAAACGTGAACATCGGGCCGCAAACCGCAAGGATTTATATGAAAATTGCCTGATTATCGAAGCTCACCGGCGCGGCTGGCATATCGGCGGCTACGAATCGGCCAACTGGTGGTTCGACAAGAAGTGGAATCCCGCTCTCGATGCCCTCCAGCGCGGCGGCATGCGAGCCCTGGACAATATTTTGCCACCCATCCTGCGCGACTACTCCGACCTCGCGCCCTTCCAGATCATCGTCGGCGACCAGCATCGCTTTGACAGATGGGTAATGGATGAAGAGACTGGCGAGATCTTCCGCCCGGAAGGTTATCTTTGGCAGGATCTGCGCTCGCGCACCATTTACGGCGCCGCAGTCGATAAAAAATATGATGCCTGGCTCATCGGCCTCGCTCTGCGGATCGGCGTCTCCTGCTATGGCGCTTTCCACAGCATTTACACCGATAACGGCAAGCCGGAATTATCCAGGTTTCTCACCTCCATCCTGGCCAATCTTAATTCTCATGGAATCAAATGGGAAAAGACCGACGAACTCGTCACTGACCTGCTGGACGTGGACGCCGAAGACATCTCACCCTGCTGCCTGATGCCCGGATCGCACCGCAAAGCCATCGTCAAGAACGCCAAAGCCAAAATGATCGAGGGCACCTTTGACCGCCTCGAAGAGATCATGGCCTCCGTCATGATGCTGCCCGGCCACACCAAGAAGATGTCCGACGACATCCACTGGCAGGACATCGATCACCAGGAGGCGCAGAAACTCGCCGCGCAAGGCAAACTGCTGACGAGCCGGGAGTTTGCGCTCGCCATGTATCGCGCCTGCGACTACTACAACAATAAAAAAGTCCATCGCGGCGTGCTCGCCGAATGGTCATGGCTGCCGAAGCCCAAAGCGGTAACTCCGTTGGATTGCCTGCATGCCTGCTATAAGGACGGCTGGCGGCCCAAGATGCTGTCCAACGATGCCGCCGATCTTCTCTTCCTGGCCCGCGACACACGCATCATCAATAAAGGCCAGATCAGCCTGGCCAACGAGTTTTATGTCCACGACGCCCTCATTGAACTGCATAAACAGCGCGTGGATATCCGCTTTAACCCCATGACCTATGAAAAAGTCCATATTTATCAGGGCGGCAAATACATTTGCACCGCTTATCCCGTCGAACGATCCTCCATGATCGACGATGATCTGGCCTCGCAAAAGATAGCCGAGAAACGCGAACGCCGCCGCAAATTCGCCGAAGAATTCAAGAAAATATCATCCATTGCCCCGGATTTCCGTCAGTATTCCACCGTCCCGGAAGGAGAGCGGGTCGCCGCCCTGATCGGAGCCGAGAAAAAGCAGCGGGCAATTGAGAACAAGGAAATGACGAAACAGATCACCCAGGAAGAACTCGATCGCGGAGTCCAGGCACTCGAAGTTTTAAACCGCGTCCCGGCGAAAACAAATAAGCCGCTTGCTCCGCCGCGTCCCGCCTACTGGACATCTGATGCCGCCCGCCATGATTACTGTATCCTGGCTGCAGTGGACGGCAGCATATCAGAGGAAGATCTCGCCTGGATGAAGAATTACGAAGCCGCAATGACACCGGAAGCCCGCGAGCGGTGGGAGTTTGAGAGAGAATACCGCGCGGAAGCACAGGCGCAATAAATAGGAGGCTATCTAATGAAACAAGGCTTTATTGAAACCGGCAATACTAAGAAATTTGAGGAAATATGTGCGGAATTGACATCTTCCGTGTCGTTAATCGGCCCTTCACTGGCGATGGTCACCGGCCCGGCAGGGCGCGGCAAATCGGAAGCGGCGCGGCATTACGCAGTGCACTCCGACGCCATTTATATCCCGCCGATGAACGTCCGCACCCCGGCGATGGTCTTACGGGAAATCAGTTTTGAACTGGCCGGGATGAGACCCGCCCGCACCGATGCCTGCCTGAATATCATCGGCGAGGAAATGAGCAAAAACCGGCGCTTAATCATGATTGACGAAGCGGATTTGCTGGAAATGAAAGTCCTGGAGATGCTGCGCAACGTCAACGAGCGTTTCGCCTGCCCGGTGATGCTGATCGGTGAAGAAGAACTGAAGGGCCGCGTCGGATCACGCCGGAGACTGGCCAGCCGGATTCGCCGCCGCCTGGAATTTGGCCCGATCAACCAGTTTGATATTGCGCACTTTTTCAAAACTGCCCTGGGCGCGAAAGTCGGTCCGGACGTGACATCCGAAATCCATAAGCACGCCAAAGGCGATTGGAGACCGGTTTTAACAACGGCCATCGGCATTGAGCGGGCTATGACAGCCAGCAGCGTCAACGATATCAGCATGGAGATGGTGCAAGATGTCCTCAAAAACGGATAACCTGAAGCGATGGTTGGCGCTCATCGGATTGAGCGCCTATTTTGGCCTTATGAGCGCGGAAATGATCGTGTATCTGCCCGATTGGATCAATGCGCTGATGAACGCCTGGAGATTATAAGCATGAGCGAAAAAATTCCGAAAACCGGCATGGCGGCAATATTGCGCGACTGGATGAAATCCCGCACAGGAACGAAGGCCCAGCGGCGTTTTACCGTCCCGCAGATCTGCGAGGCACTGTGCGTACAGACCGGAGAGCAGCATCAACAGGTGGCCCAGGCCCTGGGAGATTTTGTGAAACGCGGTGAGGTGGCGTCCTACTTAGATAAACGTAATCGGCGACAATCCGGCAGGGTTTCAAGGAAATATTTATATACACAGGACTGGCGCAAGGAATTAAAGGGCAAGCTGAACCGCAAAATCTTCAAGGCCATGTATGTGTCTCAAAACTTCGCCATTACGGATCTGCAGCGCCTTACCGGATTACAGGATCGTGCCTGGCTGGACAAACTCACCCGGCGACTTAAAAAAGACGGGCATATTCAGCAGATCAGCCGCAGGCTTTGCGCTCATGGGGCCGGGGCCGAGGCGGTCTATAACATCGTAAACAGGGATAAATTTAAACTGGAGTGCATGAAATGAACCCACAAACTATTCCCGGCACCGACTTCCCTTTTCAGGTTTACGAGCGCAAAGGCCCGCCGCCATTGAGAAACGATGCGGAGGCCAGACAGCGCAAAGGGCTCTTGGCGAAGATCCACGTTGCCAAAAAGCAGATGGGCTTGAATGACGGCGAATATGAAATGATTCTCCGCGCGTTTAAAGTAAGTACCGCCGCCGATCTGACAATTATCCAACTGGAGAATATGGTCAAGTTGCTCAAACACTATGGCTGGAAGGAAGGCGTAAGGTTCAAGGCGCAAGGATCAAGGGAAAAAGCTGAACAGGCTGTGGCCCTGCGGAAACGCTGTATGGAGGTCGCAGCGGGATTGGAAAATGGCGAAAAACGCCTGGCCGGTCTGGCCCTGAAAATATGCGGGACATCGCAACTGGCCTGGTGCCGGGATGCGGCGAAACTGGAGCGACTGCTGGCCGCCCTGGGAAAAATAAAGGAGGGAGAAAACAATGAAAGATAAGAAAGAAGAACTCGATAGCCCCGAACATCGACACCGTTTATTAGCAGAGCTGACCAGCCATATCAGTGCCGGCAACGCCATCGGCATGGCGGCGCTTTATGAGGCCGTCTTTGATCGTCCCTGGTCGCATCGCATCAACGATACCAGGGCGCTGCGGCATCTCATCACCATCATGCGCGAGGAGGGCATTCCAATCTGCTCCACGGCAACTTCCAGCGGCGGCGGTTATTATCTGGCGGCAGCCGGCAGTGAGCTTGCCGATTTCATCCGCCGCGATAAATACCGTGCCCTGCGCATCCTCAGCCGCGATGCGAAGATACTGAAAACAACCCTGCCCAATTATTTGGGCCAGCTCAAACTGGAATCGGAGGGCAAGCCCGATGAAGCAGCTTAAGACCGCTGTCATTCCGGCGAAAGCCGGAATCCAGGAACAAGCAATTGAGCTCCTGAAAATCATTAAGTCGCATAAGTTCCAGATAGACTTTCTTACGGCAATGCATAATGAGAAGCTGGAACAGATCGCACGCGACCATGAGGAGTGTTGCCGCGATTTATTCGAGGCTCTAAATGTTGCCGAAAAAGCGCTGATGTCTCTCATGAAAAAAAACAAGTCCATCCTTTTCGACGGTACCGATGTTGTCAACTTGCCACCCGGCAGCCTGATCCGCAATAAAGTTGACAAGGTCAGTATCCCCAAAACTGCGTTGGCCGCCTGCAAATCCCAGGGCTTCCAGGAAGTTATCAAGGTCGTGGAAAGCCTGGATCGCGACGCGATCGAGCAATGGCCGGATGCTCAACTTGTACTGATCGGCGCGGAGCGCAAACCCAAAGAGGAGTTCAGTTATGATCTTAAATAACCTGAAGGCCACGAGAGGTAATTTACTGAATATTGAATTGTGGGTGCGCAGCTATGCGTTGGAAATCGCAATGGTCATTATATTGCTGGCGCTCTTCGCCATGCTCGGTGGATTGACCTGGATTTATATGCAATCACCGGCCACCGCCGCATTGCAGTCAGAGCAGCAAAGATATTTGCAGCAGATTCAGCAAGAGCAAGACACGCCGGCGGCCAAACGCGCCTGGAATCGTCTTTATCGGAAACATGGCCAGCCCGGCGCGGTAATCTATGAGCCGGGTAAAACTCCGTATTATACCGGAAAAGACGGGCAGAAATGCGCGTTTATTTAGGAGATATTATGACTTCAAAGGAATTCGACTGGCTCACCAAGCTGGAAAAGGAAGTGGATAAGCATTGGGATGAGCTAACGAAATGGGAGCAACAATTTGTCGAAAGTTTGCTGGAGCGCTTCCGCAGATGGGGAATTAAAACCAAGATCAGCCCCAAAGAATGGGAAATCATCACCGAGATTTCGGATAAGGCGATTTTATGACAAAAGAGCAATGGGCAAAAGTCGAGACAGCCCTAAAGTCACAATTCAATCCCGTCAATCTTAAGTGTGATGGTTTTGATGTTATACTTTCACTCTCTCAAATCAGCCAATTTAGCTTGGCTATTCGGGTGTTTGTCAATGGATGGTTGAAAGGGGAATGGTTCAATAATGATCATCCCGCCGAAGAGGTACTCCGCTTTTTTCCTGTTCATCGAGTAAACGTTTATTCTGCTGCACAAAAAAAGAAGTGGGCAAAGCTCAACAAAAAATTATCAAAAGAATTTAGATTCAATACAGATGCGACAATTAGGCATTATGGCCTGCACTGGACGTCATTTCCCGCTCTGAAACGGCACTTTATCGCACACAATGAAAACATCGAGTTGATCGAGGAGTAGATTATGGCCGGATTTTTATACAGATTCTTTAATCGCAAAACTGAAGAGTGGAGAGAGATACGCGCATGGGGAAAAGACCATGCCATCGCTATATATGGAGAGGAAGCCAGTAACTGCGATATCACCGTAAAAACAGATCGCGGTGGATGGGCAAAAGTAAAGAAGGATAAGAAATGAGCCCAGAGTTGACCGCACCGCGCGAGCGGATCTGCGCAACTTGCAGCCACTACGGATGGAAACAGGGCAACCCCAGCGGCTGGCGCTGGGTCTGTTGCCTGAAAAAACGATTCTGGTTCCCGGACGGCGAGGATCAACCCGGAGAACGAAAGGGATGTGAAGAATGGGCTTAAATTTTAACTGCCCCTACTGTAGAAAGGAACTCGATCTTATGGAAATACAAATGGATAAGGATTTGCAATTCGTCTTTCAGGCTTTGCCGTCATTCGGCACTAAATACTCTCACCTGGTCATGGGTTATTGCCAATTATTCGGGGTGACACCATTCAAGCTAAAGGCAAAAAAACTGCGCCTTCTGATTGAAGAAATGAAGCGCCTCTTTGATGCTCAGGCTTTTTCTTACGGTAAAAACCAGCAATATAAGATCAGCCATGCCGGGATAGCCGAGGCCCTGGATATCTGTATTAAAAAGAACTTTACCGATCATCTCGAGAACCACAACTATTTAAAGAAAATCATGATCACCATCTCCGAGCGAGAGGGGAAGGATCAATCGCGGGCAGTGGAGAAGGATCTGCGCGGGCGCGAGCAGCGGCAGGCGGCGGGATGCGGCAGGGAGCGCATTGAGTCCCCGGAAGTTGATGAAAAAACGCTCTCACCCGAGCAGATCGAATCAAACTTAACCCGCGTCGGTCATATAATCAAAAGCATTGCGGGTGGCAAATGATGAATCCCGGCTATAAGGTTATTGCTAAAAAACAAAAAATGGAATGCAATCCAGGTACTGTGTTTGTTTGCCCGATCTGTCGCCACATTATTCTGGAAGCAGATGCAGAGCGATTCCGCGTTAAATGCAAGCACTGCGGCCACTGGGTATATGCAGAAAAAGACGGGGAAAAAGGGTAGTGATTCATTTTAAATCAAAAATATTTTCTTGATTATTTTTATATAAGCCATATAGTTAAGAAACATAGACGCACTTAGAATTCACTTGACAAAAACAGAACGGACGTTCTAGATTAAAAACGCGTTAAAAGAATCAACCCTTTTAGCTTCTCAACCAAAATGGAGGATTCTATCATGATACTCACAAACAGGCAGATTGAAGAGGCATATCGCAAAGGGGATATTTTGATTAACCCTTTTGAGCCGGGCCAAGTGCAAGCCGCAACGTATGATTTTCGAGTTGGAGCTCAAGGAGCAACAACAAGCTCAAAAAAACTCGTGGATATCAAAAGCAACGGATTTATACTCCTGCAACCGGGAGATTTTGCAGTGGTTACCGTTCTGGAAGAATTAAGGCTGGGGCCTCAGTACGCTGGTCGCTTTGGCTTACGCTCCAAATATGCTCGTAAGGGTCTTATCGCCACAACAGGGCCGCAAATAGATCCAGGGTATCATGGGAAATTAATCCTTGGTATTACCAATCTAACCCCGCGGCCTATTTCTGTACCATACAAAGATGATCTTGTTTCGGTGGAGTTTCATCGACTCGAAGAGCCGTCCACAAAGCCTTATGACGGAGCTTATCAGGGCAAGATGGAACTAGGGCCTGAAGAGATCGAGGCTATTACAGAAACCGAAGGAATGGCCTTGTCAGAAGTGATAACGACATTGCGATCTCTTAGTTCCAACGTGGGGCAGCTATCCCAAGAAGTTAAAAATATGAAATGGGTGGTGCCAATTGTATTGACCATTGGCTTGGCTATCCTCGCAGCTCTTATCGCCATAAAATAATTATACTCTTTTTTATATGCAGCAAATTCTAAATATGTTATCTTTCATGCCATGAATAGTAAGACTTCATTTAAAGTATTTTACAGCGGTGATATCCTTGAAAGCGGACAGATGGATGTCAGGGAGCTTGCCCCAGCTCTTTTAGCGATGGGATCTCTTCTGGAAGAAAGCAATCGCGTACTAAACGATGGCAAGACCGAAGTGTCCGTTAAAGTAAAGAAATTCGAAGATGGCTCTTTCGGTATTTCCTTTGAAGTTATCCAGGGCTTCGCTACACAGTTAATTGAGATGCTTTCCGGCAAGCAAGCTACTGCCGCTGCTAATCTTGTTCAATTCTTAGGCTTTTCCGTATTAGGTTTTAAGGGATTGTTTTATCTAATTAAAAAGGCAAAAGGACGACAACCCAGGAAGGCGAAAATCTTACAAGATGGTAACATCGAAATAGATTTTACAGATGAAATTGAAATTGTCACGAAGGAAGTATTTGACCTTTACCGCGACCTGAAGGTCAGGCAGCAGGCGGAAAACGTTGTTAAACCTTTATCTGTTGAAGGCATTGATAAGTTTATCGTCAAGGATAACCAGCAAGTCATAGAAGTGATCGAAAAAAGTGAATATAAATATTTTCGCACACCCGATATCGCCGAAGAGATTATCCAGGAAAAGGATACCACGGCATTGTATTCCATACATTCATTGAGTTTCAAGGAAGACAATAAGTGGCGTTTGTCTGATGGATCAAATACCTTTTTTGTTACGATCAAAGATGAAGAATTTTTACGCAAGGTAAATGATAATCTGATAGCCTTTTCTAAAGGAGATATTTTGGAATTGGCCCTTAAAATTATAACATGGGAAACAAAAGACGGAATCAAAACGGAATATGAAGCGTTAAAGGTGTTAGATCACAAAAGCGCCGCACGGCAACTCAAGTTGACACTGGAATAGAGATTCACAATAGGGCTGTAACTCAGCCCTATTATTTTGTCCTTTTCCCGTATAATGCATAGCAAAATTTTTTAATATAGAACAAATTAAAATAAATTGCAAATTTTTGTAAAAATAGCTTGATTTTTCAATTTTGTTGGTTTATAAAAGACTCAAATAGTTGATCTTTACAATTTTTGAGGCGGCCTGACCGCCCATTTTGCAAAGTAGGCTCCTGAAGCCCGGTTGTTTGGGGACATGTACTTGTTACGTGTCCCCGGATAGCCGGGCTTTTTTATTTCGCGGCGGCAGCGGAGAGAAATTATGGCATCACGCGACATCAAAGATTGCACACCATCATTACAGGCCAAGATCAAAGCTTTCATGATTATCGCTCTCAGCAGGGGTATTCCCGCTATGATTACCTGCACGGCCCGCACGGTTAAAGAGCATGTTGCCCTTTATGCCCAGGGCCGCGAATTGCTTTTCGATACAAACGAACTGCGCCATATGGCCGGTCTTCCGCCGATCACCTCAGAGCAAAACAAATACAAAGTGACCTGGACACTGCAATCAAAACACCTGATCGACCTTGATGACGGCAATCCGGACAACGACAAATCGCGGGCTTTTGATTTTGCGATCGCGCCGGGCGGCAAGCCGGTTTGGGACCTGAAAGTGGACGTTAACAAGGACAACGAGCCCGATTATATCGAGGCCGGGAAAATAGGAGAGTCGGTGGGCCTGCGCTGGGGTGGACGTTTTAAAACTCCGGACATGTCTCACTTTGAGGATATTTCATAAACTCCTTTAGCTTGGGCCCGGGTGTACCACGGAGAACGCGCCCGGGTCCGCGATAAACGAGAGGCAGGAGAAAGTAGATGGCCAAAATTCTGACGCCTTTAATCAATGAGGATATCACATACAAATATTCGCGGATTCATGCGCCGTTTGCCGTTGAATCAGATGTCCTGGGTTGCGTTATTACCTGCCCTGTCGGGTTTGTGCATGACTACGAGAGTGTGCCGGTCGTCCAGGGCACCTCAAAACGAGGCGGCGTAATTCATGATTATCTCTGCCGGATGGACAGTGTGCCGGTAGTCACCAAAAAGCAGGCGGCGGACGTTTATTTAGAGGTTATGAAGTGCCGGGACGGAATGCCGGATAGGGAAACATTGCTGGGGGCATTTAGCTTGTGGGTTCGCCGGTGGATTAAATATTCTGTAGTTCTCGTCGCCTGGAAATACTTTCATAAACATAAGGTCATGGCGACGTTTGAAGAAATGAGCGGGGCAAGCAAAAACGAAGGGAAGTAAATGGATGTTTTTGACCAGGCGCAGGCAAATGATGAATTGTTTCGGGATGCGGCGCTGAAAGAACATTTGGCGGAAGTGAAGCGGGCAGCGTCGATTGTGAAGCGAAAACTGGTGCATGCCGGGCGGTCATGCCTGGATTGCGGCAAACCGATACCGGCGAAGCGCCTGAAAGCAAATCCAGCGGCAATCCGCTGTGTGCCGTGTCAGACCAAATATGAGCAGGGGGGACTGGATGGATGAACGATTAGAGTTGTTTCTTGCAGTAATCGGCGTTGTTGCCGCCTGGAGCGGCATTATTATAGCGGCCCTGCGAGTCATGTTTACCCGTGCTCTATCCGCGCTGGAAGAAAAGATATCGGCCTTTAATAAAACAGCCCAGGCCTGCACCGACCTGGAAAGAGAATTTTTAGAATTAAAAGCAGATTTGCCCTTATTTTATGTGCGTCGCGAAGATTTTATACGATTCGATGTGGTTATTAACTCAAAACTGGACAAACTCCGCGACCTAGTCGTGGAAGCGCTGCGGGGAGATAAACAATGATGAATATGGATATGCAAAAAGCCAGGCGGGAGGAAATGCGCTGGAACATACTGCGGGCGCTGTACGCCGCTCAACCGATAGGAACATCAGAGGCTATCATTAAGACAGCACTGATCGAGATAGTGCCGGATGTCACGATTTTAGATATCCGCCGGGAAATGGATTATTTAGCGGAGCGCCAGCTGATCGAAATAGAGAAAAACAGACCAGTGTGGTTTGCCAAGATCAATTATCACGGCATTGATTTCGTGGAATATACCGTGGACTGCCGTCCAGGGATAGCCAGACCGGAGAAATGGTAAATTAATTATGCCGCAACGCTCAAAAATAATAACTCTCCCGGATGAAGTCCTGGGCGAGTTAAATCAGAAACTTCTGGCGGGCAAATTCTGCGATTACAGCGCAATGGCCGAATGGCTCCAGGAAAAGGGATATGCCATATCGCGGTCGGCCCTGCACAGGTATGGCCAGGGATTTGAAGAGAGACTGGCCGCGATTACGATGGCCACCGAACAGGCGAAAGCCGTTGCCGAAGCCGCTAAAGACGACGAGGGCAACATGAACGAGGCGCTCATTCGCCTGGTGCAAACAAAAGCCTTTGACGCCCTGATCGATGCGGACAGCTCCGAGAGCCTCTCCAAGATGGGCGTGATGATCGCAAAATTAAGCAAAGCCTCCGTCGATCAGAAGAAGTGGCAGCGCGATATAAAAGAAAAAGCGGTTCAGGCCGTAAAGAATATTGAAAGCAAAGCTACTACAGGCAAAAAGTCCCTCGATCCCGAAACGATGAAAATCATCAAAGAGGAGATATATGGCATCGTCTAACGCTAAAGCGGCGATTCCCTTAACTGAATATCAGCGCAACTGGGTGCAGGATAAATCCCGGTTCAAGATCGGCGTCGTTACGCGCCAGGGCGGTAAATCGTTCGGCACGGCGCTGGAGTCCGTCCTGGATTGCGTAGAACACAAGACCATGTGGGTTTTTCTTTCTGCCGGTGAACGGCAATCCAAAGAGCTGATGGGTAAAGCGGCGCTGCATTCGCGGGCGATCGGCCATGCGGTACAGGAAATGGAAACCGATTATTGGACGGATAAAGACACAAAATACAAGATGCTGGAGATCGTTTATCCCAACGGTTCCCGGATCGTCGGCCTGCCGGCTAATCCGGACACGGCGCGCGGCTGGTCGGCCAACATCCTCCTCGATGAATTTGCGCTGCATCGCGACAGCCGGGAGATATGGAAAGCGCTTTTCCCGACCGTTACGCGCGGCTTCAAAATACGCGTCATTTCCACGTTTAAGGGCAAAACCAACAAATTCTATGAACTGTTTTTCGGTGCGCCGACGCTGCAAAGCTATAATGGCAAAGATTATGAATTCAAAGGCGAAAAGGGCGGCTGGTCAAAACATTTCGTCAGCATTAGCCAGGCCGTGGAGATGGGGCTGGAACTAAGAGACGACCAGGGCAAACCCTGCGAGCCGGAAGACTTACGCCTGGCGCTCAACGACGACGACGCCTGGGGCGAAGAATACGAATGCATCCCGTCGGATGAAGTCTCCGCTTTCCTGACGCATGAGTTGATTTCTTCCGTGGAGGACGTGACAGCCAACGGAGATCCGACCTGGGTAACGATGCTGATCAAGGCCGCCGAAGAAAACTTCCGCGAATTCATGCGGACAAAGATTGCTCCCCCGCTCCCGACGCACGTGCTGGCCAATGTCGTCTTCCTGGGCGATCTGTATGGCGGGATGGATATCGGGCGAAAACACGATCTTTCCGTGTTCTGGCTCGACCAGAAAATAGACAACGTGCTGCGGCCCGCAGCAATCATCGAACTGCGGCGGCAACCGTTTTTTATCCAGGAGCAGGTGCTGCACACGCTCCTGTCCCGGAAAGAACTTCGCCGGGTTTGCATCGATGAAACCGGCATCGGCGCGCAATTAACCGAAAAGGCGCAGAATCTTTACGGGACGGGCCGGGTGGAAGGCATTGCATTTACCGCAGAGAGCAAAGAGACGCTGGCCGTCGGACTGAAGCGCAACTTCGACGACAAAGGAAGCGTTATCCCGGCAAGTCATACGATCCGCAACTCCCTGCACAGCGTGAAAAAATACGCGACGACAACCAAGCATTTCCGCTTTGATGCGGAGCGGACGGAAACAACCGGGCACGCCGATCACTTCTGGGCGAAGGCTTTGTCGGTACAGGCGGCTTCCAGCAACGTTGCTGCGGTTTGCATCGGCCAGAATCCGGATAAACGTGAAGCTCCGCTGGGCCGGACCGGAATGCCGCAGCACAAGGGCGGGTTTTTCGGCAGATTCGGGCAGAAGATAAAAATAGCAGCGTAAGAGAAGGAACAAGGTTCAAGGCTCAAGGTGCAAGGAAAGAGGAAGTAATGGGAATCAGGGAAAACATAGCAAAGATAATCGCGCCGGGATTGAAAAGCGAGGCGGATATGCGGGCGGTCATGGCCGAGGAAATCAAGCAGGCTATCAATAAAGCCCGGATGGATATGCCGATATCCGTCAACTATGACCCGAAAAATGAAGGCTATCGCCGTGTTTCCGACAGTATTTATACCCGCAATCTAATGCCGGTGCAGCAGGCCCGGATGTTCGAGATTTGCTATTATATGTTCGACGCGTCCGCGATGTTCAAGCGCCTGGCGACAATGGATCGTGGTTTCCTTTTCTCCGGTCCGATCGTAATCAATTCGGAAAGCGCCGACGTCAAGGAAAAGATCGACAAGTTCTGGACGGATCCGGAAAACAACATGGCGCTCAATTATCCCGAATATGCCATGTGGCTGTCAATCCTGGGCGAGCAGTGCTGGCCGGTGGAAGTCAATCCGATCAACGGCTTTGTGCATCTGGGCTATGAAGACCCCGCCCTGATCAAGGACATCTGGGTCAATCCGCTCAAAATCAAGCAGCTCATGCAGGTGGAGATGATGGGCATCAATGGCCGCCCCGGCAAGAAATACGCAATCATCCGCAAGGACTATAACATCCAGTCCCGCACCTATGACCGGCTGGTCGGCGATTGTTTCTTCCTGTCCGTCAATAAACCGCCCAATGCGGCACGGGGACGCAGTGATTTTATGACTCTGGTGGACTGGATCGATTCCCTGGAGCGCTATGGCTACAACTACCTGGAGCGAGCTGAATTTATGCTCAATTTTGTGTGGGATATCACACTGAAAGGCATGAACGCGGATCAAATCCGGGAATGGCTGCGTGATAACCCGCCGCCGGAACCGGGCTCCCAGCGGGCGCATAACGAGCAGGTCGAATGGAATGCCGTGTCGCCGGATCTGAAAGCCACGGATTTTAAAAGCGGCTTCGACATGGGCAAGGCCTTCATCATGGGCGCGGCGGGCAGGCCGGAAAGCTGGTTTGGCAGCGGCGGGAAGCAATACCAGACTGAGGCGGATTCAGCAGATAAAGCCCCGGTGGTTGATCTGGAACAGCGCCAGGAATTGCATAAATATCAACTCACGCAGATCCTGCAGTTCGTCATCGACCAGGCGGTTATCCATAAAGCGCTTTCCGAGACGGAAGCGGCAAAAGGATTCAGCATTACCATGCCGGAAATTTCCAAAAAGGATCTGGCCAAGGTTGCCAATACCATGCCGCAGTTAACTACCGCACTGGCTGTCGCAGTCACCAATAAATTCATCACAAGAGATACAGCCACCAAGATGTTTGCTTTCGTTGCCGGTTATCTCGGCTATGAAGTGGACGCACAGGCGGAAATAGACGCGGCAATGAAAGCGCTCCCGGACAACGAGACCGATTATGAGGCGTTGTTGAAGAAGGATCAAGGATCAAGGTTCAAGGAACAAGGAAATGACTAAATACGACAAACAGGTGCAGGCACTGATTGCTAAGGCGGAGAGCATGACCGACACGCAGGTGGCCAAAGCCATCCGCCAGCTCAATGTCGCCCGCAAGCAGGTTGCCGCTGCCGTGGCTGAAACGGACTGGCAGCTCCATTACCTGCCCCGGTTGAAGTCTGCCGTCGATAAGGCCATGCAGGAGTTTGCCGCGCGTTACAGCAAAGAATTAACCCAGGATCAAAAAGACTTCTGGGAATTCGGGCAGACAATGGTGGATAAGCCGCTCAATTCGGTCGGCATCACAATTGCTCTCCCGGCAATTGATACGGGAATGCTGATCGCGATGCAAAATTATTCTGCCCACCTGGTGGAATCGTTGGGCGCGGACGCGGCGGCTAAAATTTATAACGAGATGGCGACAGGCCTGATGGGGCAGAAAACGCCGTATGAGGTCATGCAGGCCGTAGGCACGAACCTCAAAGACAAGTCGGTATTTACTTCCATCGCATCACGGGCAGAGACCATTACCCGGCAGGAATGTGGCCGGATCCTCGAGGAGGCGAGCCAGGCGCGGATGGAAAAAGCGGCGGAAGTTGTCCCCGGATTAAAAAAGCAATGGCAACACGGCACATCTCGGGTGCCGCGATTATCGCATCTGGCGGCAGAGGGGCAAATCCGGGACGTAAATGAACCATTCATGGTCGGCGGTGAAGCGCTGATGTATCCGCGAGATCTCGCGGGATCGCCCGGCAACACGATCAATTGCAGTTGTTACACGGTGCCCTACATGGCCGAATGGACGGAGCAAAAACAGCAAGCAGCATAAAAAACAGGAACAAGGCAAAAGGTCAAAGGTTCAAGGTAAAGGAATTTAAAATCATTTTAAGGGGGAACGGGAAATGGAAGAAAAAGAAAATCAGGGAAAAGACAAAAACACAATCGGCGACAAATTAATAGCGATGGCACTGGCGGCTTACGGGATTGACAAGAAATACGTCCTGGGCAGCCGTTACGATCAGCAAACCCAGGAAGCCGTTATTGTCACAATCGGCGGGTCCAAAGTGCGCTTCAAAGAAGGCGATAAACCGGAAAAGCTCGGGCAGATTGCTATTACCGGCGTCAACCCGGTAAAGCGCAAAGTGATCGCGGGGAAATAGGATCAAGGTACAAGGTTAAAGGTTAAAAGCGAAGCGAGGCTAATATGAACAAAAAAGACAAACAAAATCAGCGGGCGAAAGGGGCGGAGCTCAGCCTGGACGATATCCGCGATTTGCTGCGCCAGGCGATTCGGGATCGTTTTAAACTAACCCGTACCGGATCGGATAATGCCCCGGTGGAAATCGACACCTGGCTGCGCGAGGTTTATCCGTCATATCTCATCTATGAGCAGGAAGAGCACTGCTTCAAAATTGCCTGGTCGATTCTGGACGGAAAAGTCACTTTGGGCGAAACGCCGACGGAAGTCGAGCAGACCTGGGTGGAAGCGCGATCCGCGCAGGCGGAATCCGATGAAGGCATGGAAATGCTCATGCGCCTGGATGCGGCGAAAAATACCGAGGGCACTGCCTGGGACGTCACCATCTGCGAGCCTGGCTTCACAAAAAACGGCTGGTATATTCCGGATGAGGCTATCCGCGTTGCCGCCGGTCTTTTTGAAAATGTCGATGTCAATCTTTTTGAGCTTCCCCAGGGGGCGACTCACCTGCCCGATCCGTTATTTGATCTGAAATCCCTGCTCGTGAAAAACAAAGTAGGCTGGATCGATGGCGTGAAACATGCTGCCGGTGTCGGTTTGCAAGGCGTTTTACATTTTCTGGATTCCGCTAAATGGCTGGGGAAAAATATCCTGACGGCAAAAGAAAAAGGCGCGGCAATTTACGGGCTTTCCTATGATTGCCCGGTGCGGGCGGCGAAGGCCGTGGTGGACGGCAAAGAAGTATTCAAAATTAATAAATTTTTATCCGCCGATTCGGTGGATATCGTCACAAGGCCCGCCGCAGGCGGGAAATTTAACCGGGCAGTGGCCAGCGTGCCGGCCCATAACAAGGAGGATAAAATGAGAGAAGCTTTATTGAAGTTGATTGGCGAGAAAAGGCCGGACCTCCTGAAAGGGAAAGACGTCACGACCATTTCCGATCAGGAAATCGAAGGGCTGGCCCGCATGGCGATGGAGCCGCAGGAAAAAGATAAAATAGACCTTTCCAATGTCGCAACAAAAGGCGACCTGGAAATTTTCCGCTGCGGGATGGCGCTCACAGCAAAACTGGCCGATACCACGCTGGGGCTGCCGCAGGTGGCCATCGACCGAATCAAAAAGACGTTTGAGGGCCGGGCTTTTGCAGCGGCGGATCTCGATAAGACCATCGCCGACGAAAAGGACTATCTGGCCAAAATTAGCACCGCCGCACCCGGCAATGACGGTATTCCTAGCGGCACCATCACCGGCGGATTAGGCTCATTTGAGCGCGCCTGCATGGCGGCGGATCGAATGTTCGGGCTCAAGAAAGACGACATGGTCAACCTGGCCAAATTGACCCGGCTGGACAACAAGCCGTTTTTCTCCGACGTCCGCAATGTCCAGGATTATAACGATTTCGACAGCGTCCCCGCTTTTTCCGGCCTCCGGGAAATGTACGCTTACTTCACCGGGGATCCGGAAGTAAACGGACGCTTCAATCGCAAAGCTCTGCCAGCGGAATTGCGCAGCAGCATGGACATCAACAGCGCGACGTTCACCTTTGTCCTGGGCAATACCCTGGGCCGCAGGCTGGTCGGGATTTATAAGGCGCTTTCTTATCTGGAAGAGCTGCTGATCAGCGTGAAAAAGCCGGTCAAGGATTTTCGCACTCAGGAAGCAGTCCTGGTCGGCGGATTCCCTGATCTTGCCACCGTTGATCCGGAAGCGGCTGATTATGTGGAGATCGCCGGCGTGACGGATGAAGAGTCCACTTACCAGATCGGGCAGAAGGGCAACCTCCTGACCATCACCCGCAAGACCATCATCAACGACGATATCAGCATCATTCAGCGCCTGATTGACGGTCTGAGCCGGGCGGCAAGGCGCACGCATGCGAAGTACGTCTGGAATTTCTTTATCAACAACGCGAACTGCTCCGACGGAACCGCCTGGTTCACCGGGGCTGGTTTGCACGTCAACCTGGGAGCGGCGGCGCTGACTCATGCCACCGCGCTGATCGCCTATAAAGCGCTCGGCTCAATGACGGAAAAGGATTCCGGCGAAAGGATCGGCCTCCTCTCGGATCCCAGCGTGAAGCCCAACCTGGTTGGCCCGATAGATATCATGGAAACGATTGAGAAAATCGCGTCGGAAGATTTCTATTATACCGCCAACGATCTGACCACCAAAGTTCCTAATTCGCTCAAAGGCAAGGTCAACCCGGTCGTCGTACCTCTCTTTACGGACGCCAATGACTGGGGTCTCCTGCTGCCGCCGCAGCTGATCGACATGGTGGAAATGGGGTATCTCAACGGGCGCGAGGAACCGGAGCTGTTTGTCGCCGACATGCCGCAATCCGAGCAGGTCTTCGTGGCCGACAAGATCCGCCACAAGATCCGCCACGAATATGCGGGCGCGGTCATCGACTTCCGCAGCGGTTATAAAGCGGTTGTGGCTTAGGAAATAGGTTCGAGGTTCGAGGCGCAAGGTTCAAGGAAAAACTACAGGCTGGAGAGTTGGTGTAAAAACCCCGGCTCTCCGCCTCAACCAAAAAAAGAGGGAGGTACAAAATGAACAGAATTCACACCAAAATAATCGGGCTTGTCCTGATGTTTGTAATGCTGCTGGCATTTACCGTGCCGTCATGGGCGGCGATAAGCTGGCAGCAAAAAAACAGCCGGTTCACCGGGCTGGCCGGTGAAACTTTAGTCGCCGGCGATGTTGTCGCGATTTTACCCAGTACCGGCGCAATCTGGAAAGCCGACGCCGACGTTTCGACTTTACGACCGGCAGTAGGAGTCATTGGCAAGGGAGGAGCAGCAGGCGCCTATGTAGAAGTTGTCGTTTCCGGAGTTATTACCGGCATGACGGCAGCCAGTCCGGGCGCAAGACTTTTCCTTGATGCGGCAACTGCCGGAGCCATCACAACTACGGCACCGACCAACGCCCAGGCATTGGGGTGGGTATTGCCGGGATCTGCCGCCGCCGCGACGTCGACCAAATATTATATTCACCTGACAATACCGAATTCTGCGGGGGCTGCCTACTAAATGAACGAGAGGCGAGAGAACAAGGGGTTGCAACCCCTTGTTCAAATAACATTGCTGGCGGCAATACCGGGACTGATGTTTTGCATCATCCCGATAATGGGCATGGAGCTTCGATTGTCCTGGCAGTTGGCATCTATCTGGCTGGGAGGGGTGGCCTTTGCCGCCCTTCTCTCCAGCTGGTGGTGGCGCGGCTTCTTTTTGCTGGCGATGGGCAGGACGGCAACAATTATGCCGCCATCCTATGACGCCTACATCGGACTCCTGATGATCGCCATATTTCTCGCGGCGGCAGAAGGGATCAGCCGGATCGACAAAGACAGAGCGATGGATGCGCTGTGTCTCGCTGCCAGCCTGCTTCTTCTGTGGATGCTGGCACAGTATTTCGGCTGGCTGCGCGTCTGGTTCGGCACGCAATACTCCGGCCCGTTTAATCCTGACTCCGCAGGCGTCTTTTTAGCCCTATGCCTGCCGGCATTTCTGCGCCGGGGCTGGTGGCTGTTTATCCCCTTTGTTCTTGCCGGGATCGTCGTAGCCCAAGCCAGCACCGCAATGATTGCCGCCGCCGGTGCCGGGATTATTTTTATCATTCGCCAGGACTGGGGCAAAAAAGCGGTCGTCTTTGCCTCTGTCTTGCTTTGCCTGGGTATGTCCGTCTGGTTTTGGAAAGTGGACTCCATCGACAGCATTGTCCAATGCCCGCGCTGGATCGCCTGGAAACATGCGGCAATGTCCATGCAGGCGGAATATCTGGGGCGAGGCCTCGGCAGCTGGGAGATGGTTTTCCCGCTTTTGGCGTCCGGAGATAAACGGATCGGCGAAGTGGCGAACGAAGGAAATAAACTGGTAATGAGCAATGTTTTCGCGCAGGCCCACAACGAATACGTGCAGGCTGCTTTTGAGCTGGGCGTGCAGACATTATTGCTGATTGCCGGTTTTCTGCTCGTTATCGGGTGGACGATTTTAAGCAAACCGGTTTCACCGCAGGCGGCGGCTGGAATAACGGCGGTGGCCGTGGCCTGTTTCGGCTGGCATCTTTTTCACATTGCGCCGACGGCGCTGCTGGGAGTTGTCTGGCTGGGGATTTGGGAAAAAGAAGGATCAAGGACCAAGGTTGAAGGAGCAAGGTTAAGGCCTAAACCCCTTATTTAGAAAAGTTGTCGCCGATTGCGTTACGCTGACACAGGAGGTTTCAAGATGATGGATCGCGTTAAAATCGTTTTTAAGGCCCTAAAAAGAAAAAATGGCTATGTTGAGGCGTCCGGAGGGGTAAAAAACGCTCCTGGGCGGCAAATTTTAATTTCTGGATTGGTTTTTGCCCTGGCTGTGACCCTGATTTTGGCATTTATCACCTCCGCCCAGGCCGAAGATCGGAAAACCAGGGTAATAACTTACCTCTCCTCGGGAGTAAAAACTGCCGCGACGGCGCAATCAACCGGCTTTGATGTCTCTGCCTATACCGAAGGGCAGATCTTCGTCGATGTGACCGCCGAGGCAGCAACATCAACGCTGGATATTATCATCCAGACTTCCCCGGATAATGTGACCTGGTACACGCACACGACCATAAGCCAGATCACGGCAACGGGACAATACCGGCAGGCGATCACCAACTTCGGCAATTATCTGCGGATTTATTACACCGTTGGCGGGACGAGTTTCACGTTCAGCATAGCGGGAGTATTTAAGAATTAAGGCTCAAGGACAAAGGTTCAAGGATGAAAGTCGTCATCCCGATGAAAATCGGGATCCAGAATTAGGATCCGGAATCCGGATCCGGGAAAAATGGAGGTTTAAAATGAAAAATCATTTTCTGAAAATCATCTGCGGGCTACTGATGGTATTTGCCCTGGTATTTCCTGCCAGGGCGGACTGGATGTCCCTGACATCCGGCGTGGGGCAGGTGCAGGTAGCAAAGACAAGCGCCTGGGGCACAGCCAGCGGTGTGGCCGTGACGGGTGCCTGTGCCTATTATGGAGTAACGGTGCTTACCGACGGCACAAATGCCGTGACTATAAAGATCTACGGCAATACGGCAGCTTCCGGTCCGGTGCTTGTGGAGACGCTGGTCATTGCAGGCAGTCAGCGCGTCTTTACTTATGGCTATTCTCCGGCGGTGAATAATGTCGCGGGTACGGCGATTACCGGCGTCTATGTCTCGAGCAGCGTTGCCGGCGGCGGATCTTATGCCTGGCAGGTACAATACGACCAATAGGAGATCATTATGAAAAAAATATATTTGATTCTAATTATATTACTCTGCCTGGTATCGTCCGCATTCGGCGGGCCCAGCGGTTCCACTCTCGGCGGCGGCGATGTTACCGGCCCGGCTTCAGCCACAGACGGTCAATCCGCTGTTTATGACGGCCCAACCGGCAAAAAGTTAAAGGCCGCAGGAACGCCTTTACCCGCCGGAACTTTAACCAATGGAAAAGCTTGCACCTATAATTCCACCGGGCCGGTTGTTGATTGTAATTCAGACTTTTCCGGTCCGGCAACTTCTGAAACGCTAACCAACAAAACCCTTGATGTTGACGGGACAGGAAACGTACTGAAGAGCTGGGGCTATCTTATCCTTACCCATCCTCATGTGTGTGGCTCTGCTGCGCCTATGCAGACCACTTCAACAACGAATACCTTTGGGCAGTGTAAGTTTTCCGGTACTGTAGAAGACAATAATTTTGCGGAGTATTATCTTGTTGTCCCGTCTGACATAGATACTTCTGTTGACCTCGTTGCTACGTTTAAAATCAAGTTGGATAATACTGATACTGCTGACCATGATTATGTAATTAGTTTCGATTCTGTCGCTGATAGCGCGGCTTATGCAGGCTCGTTAGGCGACCCAATTAATCTAGCTTACACGGCAGACGGGAGCGGGGCTAAGGATGATGTTGAAACTGCGGGGCCGACAACGCTGACAGGATGGCGTTCTGCTATGACCGCAGGGCAACTATTTGTGATTAGAATTACACGTGATGGCGATGATGAAACAGATGACGCCTCCACAGTGGCCAGCTATTCCGGCCCACTGGTCATTAAATACAAGATTACTCAATAGGTGATTTATGAGAAAATACCTTAGTTTATTTTTAATACTGATTTTTGCGGTACAGGTTCATGCCGCCTCGGTGGTTAGTGGGAGGCCGTGTCCGGGGGGAAGTGCTGCGGTTGCCGTTCATTGTGCTGGTAGTTGCACTACCGATGACGCTGATCAATTTTGCGTTGATTCGGAAGAAGGGACAGCCTCATCGTGTCTAGGCGATGCCGTAAAGGGCGAGAACAGCACTATCGCTTATAACGTCGCTCCCAACACCTATGGCACATTAAGTTGCGCCGACAAGGGAAGTTACTCTATTGTAATTGATAACAAAGACACGGAAACTACTCATTTGTATAAGGATTTGGGAGGCACTAGGGCGACCCTATCCGGACAATTCTATTTTCTGTTACATTCGCATAGTCTTGGCAATAACGAATCTGTACGACTGTTTAGGTCAACGCTGGATGGTAGCGTAACTAGCATAATAATAAGTGTTCAAAACGTAAGCGGAACAGCATTAAAACTTAGCTACGCTTTGAATCAAACGAGTGACTTGGTTGGGAACAGTACAACCACAATTTCTCTTGATACTTGGTATCGGGTGAGGTTTTACTTCATTGATGAATCTACATTCCGAATATCTTTAGCTTTGTCCGATGGGTCTAGTTCGGAAACAGTCGTCGATAATACTTCAACTGTGTCTGGTTCTGTTGTTGGCCGATACGTTACAATCGGAGGCACTCAGGGAACGGCATCGGTCGCCGACTACGTTGTCCAGTTTGATAACATTAAGATTGATGATGATACGGAAATCACCACAGGGTGTACCCAATGAAAAAACTACTTTCGATTATATTTCTGCTTTGCTTTACGAGTTTTGCGTGGGCGGCCCCCGACTATACCTGCACCGTAACGGCAGAGAAGTCCTTTGACACTTGCCGGGCGGAGGTGGCCACACAAGCAGGCGAGGTTATGATAGATATAACCACTGCTACTTTTGCTATTACTAATTTCAGCATGGTTACTTGGACTGCCCCAACCGAACTTATTATTAAAGGGGTAAGCAGAAGCTATACAACCTGCACCAGCACGGCACCTATAATCACAGCAAAAAAGAGCATCCCTTTTGAAATATATGGTATTAAATTTAATGGCGATCTTAGCTTTTGGGGCGCACCTTTCCGCTTTTATATCCATGACACTGATCATGTGAAGAAAATTTATTTCAAGCCTACAGTAGCAACCGAGGGATTAACTTCTGCTTACGGGGTTATTTCTAAAAGCAACTTGCAATCAGGCATAAACAATACTGGTTATACTTCTGGATCAGCAACCAATGTTAATGCTCTATTTTCCCAACTACCACCCCTTGGAAAAACAGCTAATGAAAATGTTGTCTATATCGAGGGATGTACTTTTACAGAAACAGTATATGCCTACATTACAGACGGGGGGCAGGGTGCAAGGACTGTCGTCAGGTTTAATGATGTTACACTAGATACTACTGGCAGTAGCAATCTAAAATATTTTGCGACTCACGCCACTCAGAACACTCCAGTATTCCATCGTGGCGCACAAATGTCTGAGTTCTATAACAATAAAATGACTAATGCTACCACTACGAGCGCAGCAAGTTTCATGTTGCGGGCAAGAGCAGGAACGGGGGTCATTCATCATAATAGTTTGGGGTCTACCTATACGTCATATATTATGTCTGTCGATAGTGAACGAGGTAGTGCGGCAAAAACCGAAGCAACAACAGATCATTTATTTGGGCCTTGTGACGGCAGTTCCGACTATGACGGTAACGAAACCATTGACCATACCAGACCAGAAATAACAAGTTTTTTCGGCAACACGACCTTCACCGGAAAACACACTGGGGCCAATAACGCCTCTGTCCTTACCGATGAAGGAGAAGTTGGTGTAAGGGATAATAAGGCATGGAACACAAATAAACTTGCCTACTCATTGGCAGATACAAGCCCCGGCACTACTGTTTATAATATCACTGACGGGAGTATGTGCTTGATTGCTTCCAATACCGCAAATACAATTACCTGCACTCTTTTTGGTGGTACAGAGAACGATTGGGACACCGGAGATGAATATAGAATTTCAGATGGTTATCCTTGCCGAGACCAGATTGGCAGAGGGTATGACACTGATTTATTTTCGGTTAATTTTGATCTTCTTGGAGGCGAGGGGGGTTTTTACCAAAAGGTGGCAAATTGGACTCTGGGAGTTGGTTGGGCTAAAACAGATTTCACTCTCGTCAAAAGTGCCGGTGCAACGGGGACGGTATCATACGACCTACTTGCTCCCGAAGTGGGTAAAACTTATGCAGTAAGATATAAAGTATCCTCGTGGTCGGCAGGAGCCAATAGGTCTTTAACTCCTAGTCTTGGTGGCGCAACAGCTCCTTCTTGGTGCATAGCTACTGACGATAACTCTTTAACTCATTCTTTAATTCATTGTGAGTTTAAAGCAGTAAGCACAGCAGGATTGGTCTTTACTCCGACTGGTTCAGATGCAGAAAATGTTGCTTGTATTTTAGGCCCTGTTAGTGTTGCACATGTCCTTACTCCTAACGCTGCACAAACTCGCGTGCCTATGTATATGTGGGGGAATACGTTAGGGGGAGCAAGCGGCAACAGAATTAAGATATTCGGGGATGCGGGCATAAGGACTATTCTGCCAAACCGTGATTATTACACGCAGGAGGGAGCAAGCTGCACAGCGTTGGATACCTGCACTTCTGGCGTTGGTTATGGCACAGCAACCCCCACCAGCGGAGTGACGGCCTGTACTACTGCCAACACCGCTTGGTGGAGTACGACTTCAAATAAACTTTACCGCTGTGTTTCGGATAAATGGACAGAATACTATGAACCGGAAGCATGTCCTCATCCCTTAACTGGATATTCCGCCGGTTGTGTTTACACGGCAGGGCAGGAAGGCGTTACGGGATATATTACTGGTGGCTCAGACCCGCCAGTTTATTATTTACTACAAGTCACCAAATCAGGGACAGGAACAGGAACGGTCACGAGTACGTTGTCAGAGATTAACTGCGGGGCCACTTGTGGATTTAACTTTCTGTCTGGTGCATCAACCACTCTAACCGCTACTCCTGCAAGCGGAAACAGTCATGGCGCATGGACAGGGGCTTGCGCTGGTACGGCAGACGCTGACCCTTGCACGGTATCAATGTCTGAGGCAAGAACGGTAGATAAAGAATTTATTGTTACTCCTACGGAATACCCGCTAATCATTACTAATGTTGGCTTAGGTGTGACTGACCCTGTTGCCGGTACTTATGGTCGCACATCAGGCACGGCGGTCACGGTTACACAAACACCGGGCGATAACCATACCTTTGCCGGATGGTCAGGAGGGGTTTGCTCTGGAACAGGTGCTTGCTCGTTTAATAAAGCGGCAAGTTCCGAAACCGTCACGGCAACGTGGACAGAGAATACAAAATATAAACTTACCGTGACTTATCCTACAGATGGTTCGGTTGTTGCGTCAGATATACAAGGAATCAGGTGCGGCGGGGACGAGTTTGACTGTGAATATGACTATTACTCCACTGAAACGCCCACGCTTTCCACGCTCTGCGCGGCAGGGTATTACAACGCCACTTATTCAGGAGATTGCTCCGGTGCATCTTGCGGCCCTCTGGATATGTCAGCAGATAAAGAGGTATCTGTAGCCTGCGATCCTCTCCTCGTCACCCCTTCCGTTGTCGGCGGACTAGGCGGAACGATAAGCCCGGCACAGCTTGCTACTTTCGGATCACCGACCACTTTCCTTATCGCGCCAAACGATGGCTGGAAATACAAGACGGAAGCGGGTACTTGCGGCGGATCAATAACTGACACTCAAATAGTCAATGGCCGCCCGATTTATACATTTACGACCAGCGCGATAAACGCGCCTTGTTCGGTTGAGCCTGAATTTGAAACAATAAAATTGATATTAACACAGTAATGGGCAGGCGCGTATGATCTGGCTACTTTTAATTATAATTTTTTTTACATCTGGAGCTTCTGCAGAGCGGCGGCGAAGAAAGCGCCGAAAATAGAGACGTGAGGATCATATGGGCACGAGGCAGGATTATATAACGGCAATCGGGAACCTGGTCGGCGGAGATCTCCCGCTGGGCGAGGCGGAAAAGATCATGGCGATCAGCAAGGCGGTTAAACGGTACTCGCAGGATCGTCCCCTGGAAATCACCGAGGATGAGGTCGGCAATGGCGGGTTTGATTATCTCCTGACGCTGCTGGCGTCCTGGTCGGAAGGCTTTTCGACAATCAAGCAAATCGAGTACCCGGTGGGTGATACCGATGCGGACGCCGAGATCCTCGATGACGACGCCTGGCAAATCTACAAGAAACCGGCAGGGAAAGTGATCCGCTTCCTGGAAGACACGCCCGCGGCAACGGAATCCCTGCGCATTACCTATACCACGCTGCACACCTGCACGGACGCGGCCTGCACTATCCCCACAGCCGACGAGGAAGCGGTGCAAATGCTGGCGGCGGCAGGCTTTTGCAATATGCTGGCAACATATTATGCCCAGACGCAGGATAGCACGATTCAGGCCGATTCCGTCGATCACAAGAGCAAGGCCGCCGAATATGCGGCCAGGGCGCGGACATACCGGAAAGAATATTTTGATCACCTGGGCATTGAAGAGGGGAAAGTCGCTCCGGCCAGCGTAACCAGGGATCAGGATTCTTTCCCGAGTTGGAGGCAGGATCATTTAACGCACCCGAGGAAATTCAGATAATGCTTAATACGAACCTAAAAGTTGATCTGAGAGCATTGCCTAAATTGTCAAAGGCATATCCGGAGGAATCGCGCGCGGCAAGGAAAGGCCGGATAACCGAAGCGCTGCTTGTATTGTTGAGCGAGGTTAAAAAAGGCGTCCCGGTTGGAGCCGGGCCGATTCATTTTCGGGACACGATATTTCACAGGATCAACATGGGCGAGCCGGTTACGGGTATTCTTGGGTCTCCCTCGAAATACGGAGAACCTCTGGAATACGGCACAAATCCGCATTTTCCACCGGTCGCACCTATTCAGCACTGGGTGGAGAAAAAGCTGGGCTATAGCGGAAAAGATGCCAAGTCGATCGCATTTCTTATTGCCAGGGCGATCTCTCGGCGCGGCACCAAAGGTGCACATATGTTTGAAAAGGGACTTACAGAGAAAGAAACGGCGATTATTCGGATATTGGAAATGATCCCGGCGGATATCGTAAGGGCGGTTAATAAATGAGCATTGCAGCAATCAGAGAGCAGATCAAGGTCATCCTCTCCGGTGTCGAAGGCATCGGCGTAGTCCACGATTATGAGCGCCTGGCCGTGGATTGGAATAAGGTTCTCGACTTATTGAAAGATTCCAATGGCCGAATCAATGCCTGGATGTTCTTCCTAGAGCGCTCGCAAAAACGGCAGGTAAGCCACGGCGAGCAGGAAAAGGCCCGCATCTTCAAATTTCGCGGCATCATGGGACTGAAGGATGCCGAGGCGACCGGGCTCATTTTCGAGGATCTGGTGGATCGGGTGCAGCAGAAATTTGATGGTTTTGAAACATTGAATCAGACCTGCTTGACCATCAACCCGGATTGGGGGGAATTGTCGGAATCCCTGGGCTACCAGATCGATCTGATCGAGCCGCGAATGTTCGGCGGGGTGCTCTGTCATTATCAAGAAGGCAGATTGTGCGCTATTGAAACTATTGAAATATAGGGAGGTAAGTCATGTATAAATTGAAAAAAGGGTACGAGGAATTCAGTATTGTGGAGGGGCCGTTTGCCGGTAAAACATTTCGGCGCGGAGAAAGTTATGCGGAAGTCCCTCCTCAGGAAATGCGCAGATTTGAAGAGGTTAATCGATCGCCGGCGAAAGGGAATACGGCGGCTGTCGCCAACGCCGCCGCGGAAAAAGAATCAACCAAAATAACCAGGAAATTCGGCAAATATTAAAGCCGTTATCGGCAAGAAAAGGAGGAATAGACAATGCCTAGAAGCTATATGGCGACACACGATCTGATTGCCGTCTCGGCAAATGCCAAGGAAACGGCGATCAATACAGAGCAGACGCTGGATACAACTATGCTCTGCGCACTCGGCGACATGATTAACCTGGAAAACCGGAGGGAATCCAACGAAAACGAGGCCACAGGAAAAGAAGAGCCCGATACTATTTATGACCTGGGATCCCTGGCCAACGGGTCGTTTAATTTCGAGAAGGCCCAGCCTCAGCACTTTGCTTTCTTGCTGGCCTATGCCCTGGGCGTATCGGCTGCTGTGGCGGCGGGTTCCGGCTATCAACACACCATAACGCCGATTGAAGGCGAATTGGATGACGACCGCTCGCTGCCGTCATTTACAGCGGCGCAGCGCTATGGGAAAACGGTTCTGCGGCGCAGGTTTGCCTCGATGTTTGTGGATTCAATCCAGGCATCGTTTGCCAAGGATTCCTGGTGTAAAATCACCGGCGCAATCAAGGGCACGGGGAAACGCACCGACAATATTACCAAGGAAAACGTCACGGAGGCAATGAATGCAACGTCGTTGACGCTGGCCGCCCTTGGCGTCATGGACGATACCCCGGCTAATCCCGCGACCAGATTGGGCAACGTTCAGCAGATACGCGTCCTGATGCCTAACAGCGGGGAATATCAAAATGTTGTTTTTTCCGCAGTATCCGATGCAACGCCCGCCGTCATTACCATCACTCCGCCTGCAACTGCAGTGGCCGTAGCGGGGCTTTCCAAAGCGGCGGCCTGCGTTGTGACCTGGGTAGACCACGGCCTGGTTAATGGCAATAAAGTCACGATCGCCGGGATTACTCAGGCGGACTGGTCTGGGCTGAACGCTGAACATGTCATTACCCGCATCGGCGACGATTCTTTCTCAATTCCTGTGGACACGTCCGCCTTTGCCGCTGTCTATGATCCGGTGACCGATCCGGGCACTGTCATCGAATCCACCGACGCTACTTATGAAGTTCTCTTTATTGCTACGGAATCCGGCTGGATGACCTTTCCCGCAAGAGTAGCGGAGACTCCGCTGCGCGTGTCCGAAATGACGTTGAAGGTAGGCGGCAAATGGGACGGGTCATCTTTCCTGGGCGGCAGGGAGCTGCAATCGGAGATGAAATCCATCGACTGGTCGTTTAATAATAATCTGGCGGTAGAGTATGTTCCGGGTGCGGGCGGATCCTATGCCTCGCGGGCGATCCGGGGCGGCAGGACGCAGAAAATCACGCTGAACCGGGAGTTCCGGGAATTCATTATGCAGCAGCACATGCTCGATAATGATTACCTCGGGATCTACATCCTGGCCGAGGGCGCGATTTATGACTCACCGCATAAGTACCAGGTAGAGATCATTTTCCCGAAGGTCGCGGTGCTTTCCGCCCCGATCTCCCTGGACGGCAAGCGGCTGGCCGAAGCCGGAGATCTCCAGGTGCTGGAGGATGACACTTACGGCAGTGTAATTGTCAAAATAAAGAATCTGCAAACGGCATACGCAGGATAAAAGAAGGATCAAGGCGCAAGGTTCAAGGATCAAGGTAAAAAAACGGTTGTCATTCCGGACTTGATCCGAATCCAGTATAAATAACCCATAGGGGCGGAACGCGTTCCGCCCCTACCTAAGATGTCATTCCGGCCAACGAGCCGGAATCCAGGAGGAAATGATCATGGCAAGAATGTTAAGCGACAAGCCCTGTGAGGTGACTTTTTTAGATCGGATATCCAATACTAATCTTACGTTATTTTATCGGCTGCCGACGACGGAAGAGCGCGTTAAGTATAACAATGAACTGATCCGCCGCGTGGGGAATAAAATTGAAAACAAAGCCGGGGAAACCAGGTTGAAATACGGCCTGAGAATCTTACTGGGCGTAAGTGATGGGTCGTTCGAGACGGAACAAGGCCCGCTATCGTCTGATTCCCAATCGCCGCATTATGATCCGGCCTGGAAAAATATTGTTTCGGCATATGCCTCGGATGTTGTCGAAATGCTCGCAATTCATGCGTTTGAGGGATCGCTCAGCAGTCCTATCATTAAGGAAGAGTTAGAAGATAAAGAAACTGATGCACTGTCAGCTAATTCTTCGGGTGAGGAGAAAACTGCAAAGGGTTTTTAGATGACCTGGCTGCCATTCGCCAGGGGCTGATTTGCCGGGATGAAGCCAAATGCATAGCAGAAATGGGAGAGGGAGAAAATCTGGAATGGGCCTGCTCTCAATGCGAATTTAAGAAATTTGATCATCTCCAGATTTATACCCGGAAAATAATGGAGATCCGGCATTTAAAAAATGCGGGATATCCTTTCCGGGCCAACGATTTGCTTTTGGAAGATTGGCAGGACTTAGGAACGTTGGAAGAGGCAATGAAAGACATAACCAAGATGCAACCCCGACCGGTATATCTTGTTAAAATGAAGAGTTGATATGGCCAACAAAATCACAATTGAGATCTCGGTGGACGATAAAGGCACTGCTGTTATGAAGCAGTTCGGCCAAAACAGTTCAGACGCGCTGAAGCAAACCGAAGATGCGGCGAAAAAACAAAGCGGGATTGTTGATCAGCTCAAAGGGAACTGGGTTGCCGCGTCTGCCGCAATTGTTGCTGCCTGGATGGCTGTTAATAAGATTGTCGGCAGCGTCAGCGACGTGACGATGGCTGCGGCCAGATATGAAACCCTCGGCGTCGTCATGCGGGTCGTCGGCAATAATGCCGGGTATACCGGCGACCAAATGGAGGGTTTTGCCAAAGGGCTGGAAAAAACCGGTATATCTATGTCCGGAGCCAGAGAGTCGTTAACACGAATGGCGCAGGCTCAACTGGATTTAAATAAAGCCTCTGCTCTGGCCCGCGTCGCCCAGGACGCGGCAGTCATCGGCAGCGTTAATTCCTCCGAAGCGTTCCAGCGACTGGTATATGGGATCCAGTCAGCGCAAACAGAGGTGCTGCGAACTATCGGCATCAATGTTAATTTTGAAAACAGCTATAAAAAAGTAGCTGAGCAAACAGGCAGAAACACTGCATCATTTTCGGAAGCGGAAAAATCAGCCATTCGCATGAATGCGGTGCTGACGGCAGGTAAAGCCATTGCCGGCGCTTATGAATCGGCAATGGATTCAGCAGGGAAGCAGCTTCTCTCTTTAGAACGGCATTTTGATAACCTGAAAGTATTGGCCGGAGCGGCATTCACTCCGGCTCTGGCAGAGATAGTGCAGGTAATAACCGCGAGCATAGTTGGTTTAAATAAAAATCTAAGTGGAGAAGAGGGAAAACAGGCAATACAAGATTGGGGTACAAATTTTAGGATCAACATTATCAGCGTTGAAGCCGAATTTATGCGCATGGCCATGCTCATTGACAGAGCCGGACAGGGCTTGTCTATGATCGGCATGGGGCTTACTGGTGTTGGATCAGCCCTCGGCATAGAAAGCAGCAAAAAGCGTTTTGAAGCTGCCGCTCAAATGTATCTCGACTATGAGAAAAGATACATGGAAACAGATAAAACCCTCGAAGCCCTTGCCTTAAAACAAATCGCACTGGAGCGCTCCCTTACCGCCGAAGGAAAGGCCGCAGCTAAAGCCGCGGAAGAGGCGGCAGAGAAAAAGCGCATGGCCGGGGCTTTGGCATCGGCAGCAAAGAAAGAGGCGGTGGAAGAACAGACAGCGGCGGAAAAATCAATTGTCGAGGCCATCCGCAAAGCACAGATAGAAATTGATGCCTACGGCCAGAGCCAGCACGAAAAGGATTTAATCCGAATAGATTCAGAGGAAGAGAAGTGGCGGGCGGCCAAAGTTTCGGAAGTGAAAATTGCCCAATGGAAAGGCTTAGAGCTGCAAAAAGCCGAACAAAAATCATTAGAGGATCAAGTCAAGGCATCCAAGGAATATCAGAAACAGATGGATGAAAGAGAGAAATCCATCCAAAATGGTGCAAAAAAAACAGCGGAAGAAGTATTAAAGTTTAACAAGGAAAAGTCAGATGCCGAGCGTCAGATATATAAGGACATGAGGCAGTATGCCGGTGAGTTTTATGCAAGCGAGCTGGCGCTTATTAATGAACAGGCCGCGGCATACAGAAAAAAGGGAGTTAACGAAGTAGCCATTGCTTTATGGGTCGCCGAGGAAACGCGAAAAGCCGAATATAAAAAAGCGGAATATTCCAATGATTTTTTTGAAGGCGTCAGATCCGAGCTCCAAAAGATGAAGGCGGAAATGACTTCCTGGGGCAAGGCCGGGCAGGATACCGTCAAATCCTTTGCCGCAAATTCCAAAAATATCATGTCAACCATATTTTTTGATGCCTACAAAAGTCAGTTAAAATCAACCGGTGATTATTTTACTGCATTTACAGACAACATGGCCCAGCAGTTCTTCGATACTCTATCTAAAATGATTACAGAGGCGACAATCAAAGAAATAGTATTGTTTTTTAAGTCTTCCTGGACGGAGAACGGCGGGAGTGTCTTGAATATTGTCAGCAGCGTCCTGGGCATTGCCTCCAATTTTTTGTCCGGGTCCGGCGGCAGCGGAAATAGCGGCGGAAATACGCCTTTCTATGGTGAAGGAGGAACAATCAGTCTTGCCTATGGCGGTTGGGTGCCCGGCTTCGCTTCCGGGGGAAATTCGTATGCCAACGACACCGTTCGCGCAAAATTGTCTCCGGACGAATATGTTGTGGATCGCGAGACAACGGCAGCTATTGCATCTCAGGGGAAGCACGGCGATACCATGCTGGCGCATATCAATCCTGCGGAGGCGGCCCTGCTGAAAGCACTGGGTGGCGCGGGAACAATTAACGAAAGAACCGGTTTGCCGCAGTTTTTTGATTTCGGTTCTATTTTGAATATTGGTACGGGTGGCATTTATGGCGCGATATCCGGAGATTGGGGCGGCACAAAGGATATATGGAATTATCTCAATCCCGGCGCAGTGTCGGCATATAAGGCTTATTACTCTCATGATGTGTGGGACCTGATTGACGCCGTTTTTGATCCCATTACAGGTCCTGGCATAACTCACCTTTTAAATGCGTCCGGCGGCGCGGTTAACAAAGTCCTTCCGTGGGTTGGAGAGCTGATTGCGGCAATTGCACCCACTGTCGGCGCTATTGTCGGCGGTGTCGTCAGTTACGGCAATCCGGCTGGGGCTGCGGGCGGCGCTGCAGCCGGATCCGGATTCGCCAGTAAGTGGAATCAGGAGACAAATAAGGAAGCTCTGGAAAAAGCAGCAATCGTTGCGGCGGTTACATATGTGTCGCAATACGCCGGACAATACGCAGCCGCTGAAACGGGCAGCAAGATTGCGGGCAAGGCGGCGACGATGGCCACGGCTTATGCCGCAAAGTATATTATTAATGAAGCTTTGGGCTCTGTGCTGGTTTCGGATAAGGTTGCTGCCGGCCAGTTGGCGGTATCTTTCGCCGGGGCTCAAGATAATGGTCTGCTGTCGTTTTTACAGCAATCTATGGACGATTTGTCGGGCCGAAAATATGCGTTTCCGGCGAAAAACGGCCTGGATTATGTGCCGTATGATAATTTCTACATCAGAGGGCATGAAGGCGAAGCAATGCTGAATAAGCAAGAGGCCGATGAGTGGCGAAGTGGAAAGAACGCAGCGGGCATTGTCGAGAATCATTTTCATTTCAACGTCACCGGTGATCTCCTCGATGCGGACGGATTCGCCCGGAAGATCGTCCCGGCAATCAATAAGGCTTTAAAGGCACGGGTGCATTAATGGCTGAAAATGCGAAGCCGCTTGTTTTAGCGCAGAATGTGTTTGAACTGGGGACGCCGAGCGCGACGGATACGGCAACTGGTTATGATGTTTTGAACATCCTGGATAGGCGTCCCTATACCTGGTGGCAGGCAAATGCCCACGGCACCAAGTATATTACGATTGATTGCGGCACGCCCACGGCCTGTGACTGCCTCGGGGTCGTGGGGCATAACTTTTATACCTGCGGGGCTACGGTGTCGGTGGAGTGTTCGGCTGATAATTTTGCCGCTGAAACGATTGTAGCCCTGGCCGGGTTCACCGTATTGACAAATCTGGCGTTTTTAAAGATTTTCACGACTCAAACAAAAAGATACTGGCGGATAAAAATCGTTACTGCTGCGATTGCCGCAAAAATTGCCGTGGCGTTTCTGGGTCCAGGCGTTAGCTTCCCCCGCACCTTATCGGTGGACAAAAATTCCGATCCCGGTCCTGAAAAAATCATTGCGGAAAGCACCCGGAGCAAAACGGGCAACCTGATCGGCAGCGCGTTGGCGTATGTGTCGCGGATTATTACAGTGACGTTCGATGTCATAACACCGGCTTGGATCACGAACACTTTCCGGCCTTTGTGGGATACGTATTTGTCTCAGTTATACCCGGTGTTCTGGGCATGGGAAATTACAAACCATCCTACCGAGGTTTATTTTGTCAAAATCCCGGACAATTTTAATTTGTCTATGCCCTATACGAGCAGCAATTACCGGTCAATCACGCTGCAGTTCGAGGGGGTGAAGGAATGACTTACGCTGCCGAGCTAGCCAAGATTGCCAGGACTCCGATAATTTACGTGGTTATGAGCCTGGATTATTGCGCGGAGGTTTTTGGTGCGGCCCCCTGTACGGCAACGGCGGCAGTCAAATGTTACAATACATTTCCAACATGCAGGGATCGTTTTAATTTTAATAAATCAACAAAAGATTATGCCTTTTCGAGCGTTAATACTCCCTTGCCTTTTGGAGCAGGCGAAAGGCCATATATTAAATCAATTACCTATTACCCTACAGAGATTAAGGATAGTCTCACGGTCAATGCTGTTGTTAAAATAGAATTTTATGACGAACCGGACACTGATGTCGGCATTGATCCCTACCTTTCAGACCGCTCTTCTGTTCAAGGGTCGTTTTGGAAAAAATTACTGGCCAGAAATTCCAATTATCTGGGTAGAATTGTTAAAGTTTATGAAGGTTTTCTCGGTGTGGCCGTTGGAGATTACGAACAAAAGTTTGTTGGAAAAATATCAAATGTGAGCGTGAACGGCGGTGTTGTCACGGTCGAGGTTTCGGATATCCTGAAATCTCTAAATGATATTTCCATCCCGCCGATTCTTGATATCAAATGCGCCGCCGGCGTGACGATAGATGCAGTGCAACTGACCCTTTCCGGCGACGGAGTGGACAGTCTCGACGCAGCTCCGGGGTATGTCCGGATAGGCGATGAAATTATTTATTACGGTGCGATTAACACCACGACCAAGATTATTTCCTCTTTGACTCGTGGATATTTTGACACCATAGCCGCTACGCACGCCGAAAATGATGCTGTGCAAAAGGTGCGGTATTTTGCTCCGGCTTCCGGATTTGACCACGCCAAAACAATACTGCTGACGGACTGCGCCATTCCCGCCGGATATGTTGACGACGCTACCTTTGACAGCGAACGCGACGATGACGCGGGGGCCGTTGATGTTGATTTTTCAGCGATTATTAGCGCACCGGTAAACGCAGCCACGCTTTATTTTGAGATTATAGAACTCTTAGGCTGCAAGTCATGGGTCGGTGAAGATCTTAAAATTACAATCAAACGGAACCTTCCCAACATGCCGGGCCGCTCATACGCAACCCTGACTGATGCAGAAAATATTGTAGATAAATCCGGGTCGGTGGATCTTAATCAGGATTCCCGGATATCAAAATGTTCAATCTATTGGGACCGCTATACGGTGGGACAAGTTGATCTGCCGAACAGCTACAAGCGGTTAACTACTGTAATAGACACCGCTGCGGAAAGTATCAATGAATTCGGGTCAAGTGTCGAAAAGGCAATTTTTTGCCGCTGGCTCCGATCCGGCTACGACACCGAGGAAATTATGGCCGCTTTCGTTAAGAATGCGGCTTCCCGCCTGGTCAGCCAGTCGCGTGATCCCATGCCGATCGTTTCTATCAGAGTTGAACGAAAGGACGGGGACGGCGTAAAAACAGGGGCGTATGTAAAGCTGTCAACGGATGAGATTCAGGATAGAAACGGAGACAATCTGGCTAATGCGCCGTTTCAGGTGGTTAAACGGGAAGTGGTCGGTAATCTGATCAATCTGCAGTGCCTTCGACTCAATCCGAAAAAATATATGATTATTGCCCCGGCAAGTTATGCCGCAAAAGACTTCGAAACGGCAACTGAGGCGGAAAGAGAATACGGGGCCATATCGGATATCCACGGCTTAATGGCCGGCGGGGATGACGGTTATAGAATTTGGTGAGGTGTGATTTATGTTTACAGCATTAACGGTGGCTGAGATTGCCCAGGGTAAGTTTATCCATGCAGATCTAATGTCAAAAATTAAAGATAATCTTGACTATCTTTACGGAATGGCTTCCGGCGGACAAGGGCCGCAAGTTATCAACGGTTCATTTGACATTGACAGCGACAGTGACGGTTTGCCTGATAGCTGGGCTTGCACACCCTATACCGGCGGGACGATTGCGCTGGAGACAACCTCCCCGGATCACGGAGCTAAAAGCTTGAAATTTGTTCATCCAGGTGGGGTGTTAAACGGCGGAGGGAATGCGCTCAGTGATTATATCGAGGTGTCGGAATTACTGACCTATACTCTCAATTTCATTCATTGGGCTTCTGCCGCTGGGATGAAAAATAAAGTCCAATTATCCTATTATACTAAAGCCAAAGTGGAGTTAGGTGCCGGATCGCCGGTAAGCCTTTATGATTCCACAGCAAACCCGACAAGCCCGACGGCATATACTTATCAGTTTACTCCACCTGCCACGACCCGGTATATTAAAATCAGGGTTATCGGCGGATTTACAGACACGAATGTGGCAGGATCCGCCTATTTTGATAACATTAGAGTGGCCAGTGCTATTCAGACTGCCGATATTGTGAATGCAGTTATTACCGAAGTTAAAATGGCGGCGGCGGCAATCTCACAGGCCAAGCTGAAAACAAGCACTGGTGAGGTGTCCACAGATTCCACATCGGGCGCAAATTTAACCCTTCCCGGCGGTGAGTATGGTTTTTACCCGCAAATCAAGTCGCCCAACGGCGTTGGATTGACTGCTTACGTTGCTGGATTGTTTGTTGGAACTTCCTACACTACAAATATTCATATTATAATGGCCAGCGCATGCACGGGGTATGCACAACAAAGATACGTGACGTCGTCTGGGGAAGTTAATTGGCTGTTTTTTCTGCGTGATAAAACAACAAAGAAAATAAAAGCGTCATGGATATGCTCTGACCATCCCTGCTTCGGCAATGGCGGCGATCCTGAGTCAATACAGCATCCATTTATCGATTTTTCATCGGTTACAGAAGAAATTGTTTGCATTAATCCCACAGATAAAGAACTGGCTGATATTAAGTCAAATATACCGAAAGGTAAGTCCATACTGCAGGTGATCAACGAGGATTATAAAATAGATGACAGTATTACAGAGCAATGGCCAACAAAAGAAATCACAACCGGTTTACCCGAAGGTTATGATTGGAAAATGGCAAAGAATGGAGACGATCTGGCACCAATTAAATCAACAATACCGAAACCGGATTACATTCTCTGTAAAAAACTAATTCCGTTAAAAATTTGATCGATGGCGTGCTTGGAGCTTAATATAAAGAGAGACAAAAAAGGAAAGGCGGACAGTATTTCAGGGAGTTGACGCTCCCCAAACCATGCGATTACAGCGCAAGACGGGATAACCCGCTACCATCCACCCGAAGAACGGTGTTTTTATAGCAGGGCTATCCCCAAAAATCAACGGAGGATCGCATGAACAGTTTTTTAGCGTACATGGGCGGCAAATCGTTGCTGGCAAAGAAGATTATCACCAGGATACCCGATCATAATTGTTATTGTGAAGTTTTTGCTGGCGCAGCCTGGCTGTTGTTTAAAAAGGAAGAATCAGAAGTGGAAATTATCAACGATATCAATACAGACCTGGTCACCTTATACAGAGTGGTCAAGTTGCATCTGGAAGAGTTTATCCGCTATCTGAAATGGATCCTTGTGGCTAGGGATGAATTCGAGCGGTTCAAACTGGAAAATCCGGAAACGCTGACGGATATCCAAAAGGCTGTCCGTTTCTATTTTCTCTTAAAATTGGGTTACGCTGCGCGGATCGAGAACCCTTCCTTCAGTATAGCGACGACGTCACGGCCAAGACTGAATCTTCTGCGCATCGAAGAGGAGTTGTCGGCGGTGCACCTACGGCTTTCCAGGGTTTATGTGGAAAACAGGCCATTCGAGGCTATTATTAATAGATTTGATAAGCCCGATACCTTCTTTTATTGTGATCCTCCATATTATGGTTGTGAGGATTATTATGGCAAGGGGATATTCAGCCGGGATGACTTCCAGACGCTGCGCGATGTTTTAAGTAATATAAAAGGTAAATTCATCATGTCGATTAACGATAATGATGCGATCAGAAAATTATATAAAGGATTCAGGTTTGAAGTTGTTGCAACCACTTATTCTGCAGGAGGTGCAAATAAGAAAAAAAGCGTAAATGAACTGTTGATCATGAATTACTAG